TGGTTTGATTGGGTGCTGCGGGTTTGCCTGGCAACTCACACGGTTTTGCGCTATATTGCACCAATAGTATGATTTTTGATTCGTAGTGATGCCGACATAGGAGGCTGCACCATGGGGACTGTGCGTAAAACCATCACCCTGACTGATCAGCAAGACAACTGGGTCAAAGCTCAGATCAACGCCGGGCACTACACCAACGACAGCGAGTACATCCGCGATCTGATCCGGCGCGAGCAGGAACGCAGTGCCGAGATCGAAGCAATCCGCGCCGCACTGATGGAGGGTGAGGCCAGCGGTGAACCCCGCCGTTTCGACCCTACAGCGTTCAAACAAAGGATGCTGACCGCCCATGGCTGAATATCGCCTGACTCCGGCGGCAGAGCGTGACCTGGAATCAATCTGGACTTACACGGTTCGGCAATGGGGTGTCGAGCGGGCTGATCATTACATTGATTTCCTGACGACGGCGTTTGCCGAATTAGCTGACTCACCCAAAACAGCGCCAAGCTGTGAGCACATCCGTCCAGGCTATCGCCGGTTGGGTGTTGAGCGACACACGATCTACTTCCGAGTTACCGACTACGGGATTGCGGTCGTTCGAGTCCTTCACGACCGTATGGATGCCCCGCGCCACTTGTGATGCAAGCACAAACAGTGGCTGCCTATCCGCCGGCAAAGACATCCGGCGAACCCTCAGCCACCGCTGACCCACAGGCCACCGGATCACCGATGCGGCCGACTGCTTGCCCTTCCACAAAAACCGAACCACTCCCCTCCGCCAGCACGCTGGCGTGACAGGCGGGACCACAGCAGTGGGTCGCCCAGGCATCGCCCACCCGATGCACCGCGATGCCATTGACGAACACCGAGGCGGCAGCGGAGGTGCTGGGGCGTGCCAGAAAACAGCCATGGCCGGTGCATTGATCACCGAGACGAGTGACGGCTGGCATGGCGACCTCCTTTAGTGTCGCAAAAGACTTGCGCGACACCATTAATGTCGCGATAATGATTGCGCGACACTTGGGTGCATTTAATGTCGCAATTTAAGTGATGCGCGACAGGAGGAGCCGTGGCCAGAACCATCCCGACAGACACCTACGAGGCGGTGCTCACAGCGATTGCCAGTTTTCCAGACGGTGCCAGCATCGAGCAGATTGAAGAACATCTGTCTGCGCCGCCAAACCGTCGAACGCTGCAACGCTGGCTCAATAACCTGATTGATCAGGAGCGAGTGCGTCGTGAAGGCCAAGGGCGCGCTGTTAAGTATCTGCGCAGCAAAGTCGTCAGTGCGCAGATCAATATCGTCGCAAGGGCAACCGTAACCGCTCATGCTGAAATCCTGATCCCCCTCTCACCTGAAGCAAAAGAGGTCGAGCAAAAGGTCCGGCAACCCCTGATGTTGCGCAAACCAGTGGGTTACAACTGGGCATTTCTGGATAACTACCGACCCAACGAAACCTACTACCTCNGCCAATCGATTCGAGACGAACTGCTGTCACAGGGCCAGGCCGTCAGCAGCAATGAACCGGCAGGAACTTATGCCCGGCAGCTGGCCAATCGGCTACTGATCGACCTGTCCTGGAACTCCAGCCGACTGGAAGGCAACACCTATTCCCTGCTGGAAACCGAACGCTTGATCTCAGCTGGCGAGGCCGCATCAGGCAAGGATGCACTCGAAGCGCAGATGATTCTGAATCACAAGGAAGCCATTGAGTTCTTGATCGACTCGGCCGGAGAGATTGGCTTCAATCGCTATACGCTGCTCAATCTGCACGCCTTGCTGTCGGACAACCTGTTGGACGACCCCACTGCCAGTGGTCGCTTACGCACCATCGCAGTGGGCATTGGACAAACCACATTTCTACCGTTGGAAGGGCCACAACGGATCGAGGAGTGTTTTGAACAAGTGCTCGATACGGCGGCTGCCATACAAGACCCCTTCGAACAGGCGTTTTTTGCAATGGTGCATTTGCCGTACTTACAGCCCTTCGAAGACGTCAACAAACGAGTATCTCGCCTGGCCGCCAACATTCCGCTGATTCAACGCAATCTGTGCCCTCTGTCCTTCGTCGATGTGTCGCAAAGCACCTACATCAGCGCCATGCTGGGCATCTATGAAGTCAACCGCGTTGAGCTTCTACGCGATGTATTCGTCTGGGCCTACAAACGATCCTGCGCACGCTATTCCGCTGTACGCCAGTCGCTAGGCGATCCCGATCCCTTCCGTTTGCAGTACAGGCAGCACATCACCCAGGTGGTCGCTACTGTGGTGCGCGAAAAGATGAGCAAGCAACAGGCCATCGGTCATATCCACCGCTTTGCACAGGAGCAGATCGAGGTCCCGGATCGTGAACGATTCATTGAAGTGGTCGAGAACCAACTGCTCAGTCTTCACGAAGGCAACATTGCCCGATATCGCCTAAGACCCAGTGAATTTCATGCTTGGCGAGAGGTCTGGAAATGAACCCAGTGAACAGAAACGAAACGGTCGCCACAAAACTGGAGGAACTCGACCGAGACATCGAGACAGGTAATGTTCACCCTCTGCCACCCGATCTCGAAAGATCCATGATGAAGGTGCTTGAGAATAGCGGGCGCATCGACACCAACGAAATTGAAATCACCGGGGATGTCGATTTGTAGCTGATCAGTTCAGATCAATCCGGGGAGCAGTCAGTCGCGCGCCCTGATCGCTGAGTTCCAGTCGCGTCGGGCCAATCTCCAGCACGATCTTTCCGCCCGCTGGCACAGCCAGGCGCCAGTGGTGCTGGGCACGGTCGTATTCCATCACCGCCCCGTCACTGAACAGGGTGCGCGAGACATCAGCGGAATCCGCCGGTGCGGGATGCTCGCTGCGGTAGATCGAGCCCACCACCACCGCCTGGTTGAGGTCGCCACCGGGCGCGACCAGCAACACCTGCTCGCCGGGCTCTGGCGGATGCCAGGTCCGATCCTGACCTGCACGCGCCGCAGCAAAGGGCAACCAGCCGGTGGTGATGGAACCGGCCTGCACCCGCACGCGGGCACGTGCGGTGTCGAGCGCCACCACCCGGCCCATCAGCGCCACATTGCTGATGCGCCGCTCAGCCTCGGTCATGTCCTGGTGCAGGTTGCGCTGGCTCATGAACATGGCTCTCCGCAGTGCGTGCCGACCGGCTGATAGCTGTGCTCATGGCTCACACCGATCTCCGGCGACCAGCTCACCAACACCTGCAGGGGCAACACCCCGTCATCGATCACAGGCTTGGTCCAGTAGCTGACCTCGAACGACAGGCGAGCAGCCAGCACCGGCGTATCGCCCTCTCCGCCCTGATCGACCTCGGTGCGGGTGAGGCGCGTGCCTTCCACCAGCAGGCCCAGGGTCTCATCAAGATCGAGGATGGCTTCCACCGCTTGGGCCAGGACATCGGCCTCCTCAGCTGCGGCGTCGCCACTGGTGATGACTTCGACCGACAGCTCCAACTTCCGATAGCGCAACCCCGGATCGGCATTGGGCCGCTCCTCGACGCGCTCGTCCCGGGTGTAGATCAGGACGGCAGGTAACTTGCCGGCAAAGAGCGGCGTGCTGCGGTGAATGCTGATACGCGCGGGGGTAACGCGCGGGTCAACCTTCTGCAAATTTGCAGAAAGTAGCGCGGCCACCGCCTCACGGATCAGTGTGCGCGGATGCTTCATGAACGCCCCCTTTATGCAGCATCAGTTTCAGAAAGCCATGGCCATCGGGGCGCACGTCGACGATCAGGTAGAGCACACCTTGCACCGTCACCGCATCGCCCTCGGTCGGGGTGGCTGGCAGGTCGGCCTGCCGCACCTCCAGAACCGGTTGCACCATGGACACCGACACGCCCGTGCTGGCATCCACTTCCTGGTGCGCCGCCGAAAACACGCCCAGGCCCGGCAGCGCCTCGGCTCGCCCCTCGATGTGAAACGCCACCGGCTCACCGAAGGTGGTGAGCACGATGGCGGACATGGCGCGGGTCAGGTCACCGAAGACCGTCATGACCATCACCAGCCATTGCTGGAGAAGAGCCGCACGGTCAGGGCCGGGCGCTTCACAATCGGCAGCGGGTTGGACTGGGTGTAGATGTCGATGCCCGTGCCGTTCGGACGCGCCAGCTGGTGGGCGTAGAGCTCCAGGCCGTAGGTGCCGACCGCTTCCATCAGGTTCGCCGGGGCGAAGTAGGTGCGGAAGGTGTCGAGCGTGCCCAGCGGGAACGCCACCCCTTCGCGCGGCGGGATCAGGCGCACGGATGTACCGTTGGCCAGCGTCACCGTGCCGAAATACTCCTCGAACAGGATGGAGCCAAAGCGGAAGCCCCGGCGCACATCGTCGCGCAGCGGGTTGGTGCCGGCGGTGCCCTGGTAGAAGGTATAGGCCTCCTTGACGGTCTTGTGCTTGACCAGTGCATCGAAGAACTCGGGGCTGACCAGGGCGTGAATGGTGGTCATCATCTCGCCCTTCAAGTTCTCCTCGATGTGGCGGGCGGCCTGGATGCAGTGGGTGACCATGTCCTCGGCGCCGCCGAACACAAAATCCACCTCGGGCTTCTTGATGCCGAACTCGCCGTGCCAGTCGTAGAGGGTGTTGCCCGCTCCGTCCTTGGTGATGCCCAGCAGCGCATTGACGCGCATGTACTCCAGCGTCTGCGCGTGCTTGGCGCGCATCCGGGCGAGCTTGCGGGTCATCACGGTCACCAGCGGGTCTTCACCGGCGGCGAGGCCCAGACCCCGGATGCCCTGGATTTCCTCAGGCAGCACCACGTCGTTGTGCGGGATGTGCGGCACGGCGAAGGAGCGTACCGAGCGTTTGTCGGTGCTGCCTACGGTGGCGGGCGCACCGGGGGCGACGGACGGCAGCAAGCGCAGTTCGCCCTCGATGGACTCGATGGTGACGTTGCGCTGAGAGATGGGCTCGGGCGCAAACAGCCCCAGCTGGCCCACACGTCCGTAAGGGTTGGGCAGCATCTGGATGGCGGCCGACATCTCGGCCAGCGTAAAGCCGCCGGCGTCGAAAGGATTGACGATTACGGTCATGGAGAAGCTCCTGTTCAGGCAGCGGCGCGCACGACAATGCCGTGGGCAGCCAGTTGCTGGTGTTTGAGGGATTGGGCAGCGGTGTCAGTGACCGAGGCATCAAAGGCCAGCGCACTGTCGGCGACGATGACTTGGCCGCGCGCGAGCACAACGGCCTGGGTGTTGGTGTCACTGGCGGCGACCGAGTGCGGCAGCACGGCCGAGGCAATCTCAGCGCCTTCCAACCCTGTGGTCGATGCCGCTGGCGAGAAGGCATAGACGCCCTTGGCGGTGATGCGGCCGAGCACTGCGCCCAGGAGATAGGCGGTGCCCGCCTTCAGGGTCACGGTCTCACGGGTGTAGTCCGGGTCGGATTCGCGCTTGATCAGATCACCGAGGGTCGCGGGAGAAATCAAAGGTGTGCTCATTGACGGACTCCATAGGCTTGTGCCGCTTTGACCAAGGGGCTGTCAGCGACGGATTGGGGTTTGGTGTGGGGCTGCTGCGGAGCCTCTGCGACGATGTCTTGCGCAACATCGCGTTCAGCAGCCTGCTTCAGTACCGACTGGCGCAGCGCATCTGGGGAAACGCCACGCGCCAGGGCCTGTGCGGGATCAACCGTCACGCCGAGGCGTTTGGCTTGGGCGGCGATCTCGGTCAGATCAGCGAGTTGGCGGCGCAGTCGCTTCTCAACTTGGGCAGTGATGGCCGCTTCATCGAGCGGCGGGGTTTGCGGTGACTGCCCCGGCTCCGTGGCTGTTTTCGGGGTCGAGCCGTCAAGGGCGTCGTCCACCGGCGTAGTAGGATTGTGATCACTCATGGAGATCTCCTTCTGAGATGGTTGGGATCGGGAACTGACTTGGGACGTGGGGCGGGAGGCCGACAGCGAGGCGGCCTGGTTGCGCAGACTGCGTCCAGCACGCGTGGCCAGCTGGCGTTGCAGGGCCGTGATCGCCTCAGCGCGGGTGCCGATCTGATCGGCCAGGCGTGCTTGGAGCGCTGCTTCACCGCGATAGACGCGGGCTTCGGTGTCGCGGATGGCATCCACCGAGAGCCGGCGAAACCCGGCGACCAAGGCGATGAACTGGTCATGCAGCTGCTCGATGTCGGCCTGGATGTCGGCGGCGACCGGCGCTGCGAGCGGTGCGTGCGGATGGCCATCGACTTTGTGGGCGCCCGCGTGCAGGAAGGTGTATGACATTCCGGCTTTGGCGTCGGCCACTGACTCATCGACGTGCGCAGCCACCACCCCGATGGAACCCACCTCGGCGGTGCGGGTGAGCCACAGTCGGTCGGCGGCACAGGCAATGGCATAGGCCGCCGAGAGTGCTGCCTCATCGGCAATCGCCCACAGGGGTTTTCCGGAGGTATGAGCCAGCTGTCGAAGGCGCTGCGCCAGATCGAACACGCCGCCCGCTTCGCCTCCGCTGGAGTCAATCTCCAGCAGCACCGCGCGCACCTCTGGGTCGGCAAAGGCCTGTTCGGCCATAGCCTCGATGTCGTGGTAGCTGGCGAGGCCACTGGCCGCGCCGATATACGACGAGCGGCGGACCAGCGTGCCGAGGACGGGAATCACAGCGATGCCCTCCAAGTTCTGGAGGCCGCCGGCCATGCCGGCATCGACGTTGGCCGGCGGTGGCGTGGCCAGGGTGTCGCCTGCGAGCTTTCTGGCCACCACTCCGAGGATGACTTCGAGTTTCGGGCGCGCAATCAGGAGTGGCGTCCCGTACAGGCGGGACGCCAGGTAAGGCAAATCGGTCATGGGTTTGACTCCGGAATGGCAATCGACTACATTTGTGGCGTATTGCCACAGGAGGCGCTGCCATGAGTATTTCGATTCGAATTGACGATGCCTTGTACGAAAGCGCCAAGGTGCGCGCCAAAGCCGAGATGCGCTCGATCCCGCAACAGGTGGCCTACTGGGCCAAGGTCGGTCGTGCCGCGCTCGACAATCCCGATCTGCCGATTGAGTTTGTGCGCGACACCCTTCAGGCGATGGATGAAGAGTCCGAGCCCTTTGAATTGCCTGACGCATGACCATCGCGCTGTACCAGCGCCCGGCATTCAAACGGGTCTATAAGAAACTGTACGCCAATCAACGTGATGCCGTTCATGACGCTATGCGCGCGTTGGTCACCACCCCACTGCTCGGCGAGGAAAAAAAAGGCGACCTCGCCGGCGTGCGGGTGTACAAGTTCGATTGCATCAATCAGCTCTATCTGCTCGCCTACTTGTGGGGCGAGAGCTCACGCACCTGGCTGGCCGTCGGCCCCCACGAAAACTTCTACCGCGACTTGAAGCGCTAACGCTATCCAGGCGGTGCAGCCGGCACAGGCTCACGCCCGAAACGCAGCCCCAGGCCGTCCTCACGCCGGTGATCCCCGGCAATCTCGGCATCGACCACGGCCGCATCAAACCCGCGTTCGGCAATCGCCTGTGTGCGCGACTTGAGCCCGGCCCTGATGGCGTTGACCTCGGCGCGGATGTCTTTCAAGGGATCAACCCAGTCCCAGCGGGGCGGTAGCCAGCTGCAGTCCAGGTAGTCGGCGCGGTTGCGCTCGTAATCGGGCAAGTCCAGCTGCCCCGAGAGCACCGCCGTGTCCATCCAGCGCGCCCACACCGCCCGGCACAGCTGAAACACCAGCACCGAGTGCTGAAAGGCGTCGATGCGGCGGCGAAACTCCAAGAGCGCCGCCCGGGTGTTCGAGTAGTTGGCTTTGAGCATGTCCGCCGACAGGTTGGCGTAGGGCAGTCCCAGGGCAGCGGCGACCTGCAGGAGCGTGCGGTACTGGAAGGACTCGTAGTTGCCCCCGACATCAGCGGGCGCCGAAAAGGTGATGTCCTCGCCGTCATCCAGGAACTGCAGCTGGCCAGGTTCGAGCGGCAGCAGTGGCTCGCCCCGGTCGTCCGTCTCATTGCTGTTATCGAGGTCGCGCTCGGGCCGGCGCACGAAGCCCACGAACATCGCGGCGACCTTCTTGCGATCCAGCTCCGCGTCGTCGTACTGATCGAGCAAAAACAGCTTCACCAGCGCAGGCGAGAAGCGCGACACGCCCCTCAGTTGCCCGGCGTCCACCGGATCGACGATGTGCAGCACCGATTCGGCAGGCACCCGCACGGTTTCCCCAGCGAGCCCCGGATCGGTGATGTCGCCCGGGTGGCGGCGCAGGAAGTGATAGGCGACGCGCCGGCCGATGAGGTCGAACTCGATGCCCTGGCGGATGCGGTGGCCGTTCTCCAGCAGTTGGTTGTGGTTCAAGGGCAGCATCTCGGACGGGAGCATCTGCAACTGCAGTGGCACGCTCAAACCATCCTCTGGGCGGCGCGGGCGAATGCGGAAGAACACCTCGCCGGCGATGAACAGTTCGCGCGCCGCCCGGCGCTGCTGACCATAAAAATCGGTCAGCCCCTCGGCATCCGACTCATCGGTCCAGCGCAGCCACAAGCGCTGCACCCGGTCCTTGAGCACGGCATCACTGATACCCGAGGAGGGCTTGATGCCCGTGCCCACCGCATTGCCCGCCCAGGACTCGACGGCATTGGCGGCATAGCCGTTATTGCGGATGAGGTACCGGGCACGGGCGGTCATGTCGGCGCCGGCGGCCTGGATCAGGGTGTTGACGTGGGCGCGGCTGGCTTGAAAAGTCTTGAGGCGGCGGGCGGACAAGCCACCTTCAAAGCCGCCCACCATGGCACCGACCTTGCGGCGCAGGTTCTTGAGCATCCCCATCACAACCCCTTCCCTGCGTAAGTACGGATGCGCCGGGCGCGCGGGCGGCCTTCTGCCCTGGCAATCTCCCGATCCAAGTCCCCCAGGGCCGATTGCAGTTCGGCATCGGAGCGGTAGGTCACCCATTTGTCGCCAGCCTTGATGGTCAGAACGCCGTTGTAACGGGCAGCCTGCAGGGCTTCGCGTTGGGTCTTGAGTTGTTCGAGAGTCATGGCAAGGCCTCCCGGCACAGGAAACTTGAAAGAAAATAGGGCTGCCGCTAAACTCTGACCTGAATAGTCAGATCAAGGAGCAATGCGATGCACACATGGCAAATGCAGGAAGCGAAGGCGCGCATGTCCGAGTTGGTCAAGCGTGCCCAGACGCAACCCCAGAACATCACCCTGCACGGCAAGTCGGTAGCAGTCGTGATCTCGCGCGAGACCTTTGACCGCCTGTCGCAGGCGCAGGATTCGTTGGTGGACTTCATGCGCCGCTCGCCGCTCTACGGCGCAGACGACATTACCTTCGAGCGCGACCAGAGCTTGACGCGCGAGGTGGCGTTTTGAGCTACCTGATTGATACGAACGTTCTGTCCGAACTGCGGCGCAAATCGCCCGACCCTGGCGTGGTCGACTGGTTCTCGCAGCGACCACCGACCACATTGCACCTCTCCGTGCTGACGCTGGGGGAAATCCGCAAAGGCATCGAGGGTGTCGATGACGAAGTACGCCGACTGTCGTTGATCGATTGGCTGGAAACCGATCTGCCGACCTTCTTCACCGGGCGTATCCTCAGCGTCGACGGTGCGGTGGCCGACCGTTGGGGACGCCTGGTCGCAGCAGCGGGACGACCACTGCCGGCCATCGACAGCTTGCTGAGCGCCACCGCGCTGGAACACGACTTGGTGCTGGTCACCCGCAACATCAAGGATTTCGCGGGCCTGCCTGTCCAGATTTTCAATCCTTGGTCGAACTGATCAAACATAGTTCGAAGAAATCGCCATGCGCCGACGACGCGGGCTGGCGGTCATCGGGGCCGTCACTGGACGCGGATCGTTTCTGGACCGACGGCTTGCCGGAATTGGCGGCAGTGCTTCCACTCGCTTGTTCAGGTTCAGTCCCATCGACAACAGGCCGTGCAGCGCGGCGTAGGCATACACCCGGCAGTCCAGCGCTTCGTTGCGCCGGCCATCCGGTTTCCACCAGAAACGCTGCGGAAAGCCCTTCACGTAGCGGGTGCGAATCCGCTCGGCGGTGAGTTGCTCGAAATACTGCGCATCCCGATCCAGCGGGAAATGCATCGCGCCAGCACCAGCCCCGGACTTCTTCAGTCGGGCGTAAATGGCTTCCTTGGCAGCATCGACGCCCACCGTGAACAAATTGACCTTGCCCTTGTTGGCCTTGCTCGGGCGCTTGGGCCAGATCGTCCGTTTGCCTGAGCCCCCCTTGATCGCCCAGATGCGCTTGCGCTCCCGGCCTTTGCAAAAGGCGTAGGCGGCGAGCGTGTGGTGGCCGCCGGTGTCGAGGCAGGCGGCTTCAATCGTCAGGCCGTTGGCCAGGGTCTCGTGGTCGAAGCGGTTACCGAGGTAAGCATCCAGTTGCGACCAGGTATCCGGCGCGGACGGGTCGCCCCACAGCACCTTGTAGTCAATGGACCAGGACTCCTCGTCCCGGCCCCAGCCGACCACCTCCAACTCCAGCCGGTCGTCCTGCACGTCGATGCCGCAGGTGAGCAGCGCCACCTCGGCGGGGATCGCAGGCCCGTAGGCTTCGCGGTGTTCCATCAGGCCTTCCGCGTCCAAGGTTTCGCCCTCGCGGTCTTCCCAGGTCTCGGCCAGTTTGGTGTTCACCCAGACCTTGAGCCGCACCGGATCGTCCTTGGCGGCGTGGTGCTCCTGGGCAATCTCGCCCCAGGTCAGCCACGGGCTGTACAGGCTCGACAGATGAAAACCCACCGTCTTGCCATCGCCCTCGGCCCTGGCCATCCAGCGACCGTTGGCCAGCAGTGCCGGCTTGCGGTACTCAGGGTGGATGCCGTCGCAGTGCGGGCAGTGCCAGGCGGCGTCCGCCATCTTGCCGGTCGGCCACTTGATGTCGCGCCAGTGGATCGGGCTGTGCGCCCCGCAGTGATCGCAGGGCACCTCGAACACCCGCTGGTCCGACTCCAGGTAGGCCGCCTCGATGCGCGAGAAGCCTTTCATGGTCGGCGTCGAGCACAGATACACCTTGCGATTGACGAAGGTGGCGGCGCGCTGCACGGCGAGTGCCACCGGATCGCCTTCGCCATCGGCATCGCCCGGGTAGCCATCCACCTCATCGAGAAACAGGTAGCGCACCGGCATCGAGCGCAGCCCCACCGCCGAGTTGGCGCCGGTCATGATCAAGACGCCGCCCGGGAACTCCTTCATCAACTGGGTATTGCCAGAGTCACGCGACCGTGGGTCCTTTACCCGACTTGCCAGCTCGGGGCTGGCTTCAATCAGCGCGGCGACGCGTTGCTTGGAGACCCGCTTGGCGCCTTCCACCGTGGGTTGCACCAGCAGCATCGGCCCCGGTGCGTGGTGAATCACGTAGCCCAGCCAGTTCAATCCGGCTTCGGTCTTGCCAATCTGCGCCCCGGCCATCAGCACCACACGCTCCACGCGCGAGGTGGCCGACAGCGTTTCCATCACGGCTTTCAAGTACGGGGTGCGACTGGTCGACCAGCGCCCCGGCTCAGCGGAGGCCACCGACGAGAGCATCCGGTGGCGGTTGGCCCAGTCATCGACGGTGAGGATCGGGTCAGGCGCGAGACCCCGTTTCCAGGCGGCGTCGACCATGGATTCAACAGTGTCGAGCACATGCCACCCCGCTGAAAAATTGTTCAAAAAACAAGCAGAACCCGCTTGGCTTCTGATGCGAACAGAGCGCTCATACAGACACGCCCGCCCAGCCAAACAAGCCCCCCAACCTCACCAACGAATGATCAACCCACCACCGAAGGAGAAACGACCATGAGCAAGCAGATTGTCCCCATCACCGAACGCCAACTTGACCTGATCACCCGCGCCCATTGCGATGCCCATGGTCTGATCGAGCCGCTGCTCGAACTCAAGGGCGGCGCCAAGCTCAAGATGATCGCCAGCCTCGCCAGCCGCCACCTGATCGAACAGGCTGATGGCCAGTGGCGCATCACGCGCACCGCTATCGCGATCATCAAGGGCGACGCCAAGCCTGAGGAGGTATTGCCGAGCACTTTGGCAGCGGATAACGCCACCGAGGAGAATGCGATTGCCACCCCGACCACAACGCCCTTGGCCACGCCCGCCAGCGAACCTGCCCCAGCCGCTCGCAGCCACAGCAAACAGGCGATGGTGATCGAGATGTTGAAGCGCCCCGGGGGCGTGACCATCGCGCAGATCTGCGAAGCCACGGGCTGGCAGGCCCACACCGTGCGCGGCACCTTTGCCGGCGCGCTCAAGAAGAAGCTGGGCCTGAATATCGTCTCCGCGAAGATCGAAGGCCCTGCCGGTACGCCGGGCGTCGGGCAGCGCCTCTACCGCATCGCCGAGGATGTCAGCGCATGAGCGCCATGACCTTGGCCATCGAGCGCACACCGCGCACCTTGACGGTCAACGGCCAGCCAGTGGTCGTTGAGGAATTGGGGGTACGTCTGCCCTTTGCCCGCAAGTCGGCGGCCACGGCCAGACCAAGGTCTTTGTGACCGAAACCCGCTGGATGACCCCGTCCGAGTTCGATGTCTTTGCGCGCAGCCTAATGGCCTCACGCGATTGGCTGGCCGGCAAAGGGGGTGGGATGGAAGGCGGCTACCTGTGCGTCGAGGTCACAGCCCCCGGTCGCCCCTACCTCTACGTCAATCCCGAGGGCAGCGATTACGCCCGCTACGTGGCGCGCTCGGGCTGAGGCGGGCGCTGTGGCACACCCCCAACTTGATCAAAAAATAGTCAATCTTATGCTTGCCATTCCATCCGGGTAGAGCGTTCATGGACCCAACGAAACACCACCCGCAAGGAGACCAAAATGAACGCCACCACCCCGATCCCCGCCACCCAGAACGACACCTGGTGCTTTTACGGCACGATGAACGAGCAGGCCGAAGCTGCCTGGCCGATGGCCATGACCGCCATCTCGGACGCCACCAGCCAGCCCCTCGAAGCAGCTCGGGCCTTCCTCGACAGCTGCCACGGACGCCACTTTGCGGATGACGTTCAGAACGGGCTTTACGATGGCAAGGCCCTGGCAGATGCAATCAACGCAGCCACCCAACGCTGGATGGGCTGGAGGATTGGCCGCAGCACCAGCAAACAGCACGGCATCCCCAAGGGCATGCCTTACCTCACCGGCTTTGTGATCCACTGCGAGATCATCGAAGAATCCCTGGCGGCGTGAGGAGACCAAAATGAACGCCACCACCCCACAGCTCGAAGCCAACTACGACCAGATTTACCCCAAGTTTGCGGGCGACTGACGCAAGCGCAGCCCCTCGAACGCGCGGCGCAGCACGTAGATCCTGACCAGCGATACGGCCGTGAAAATCAGGCCTATCAGCAAGTTCTCCTGCAGCGTGGCGTGCAGACCGAAGAGCGGAAACACCACCCATTGGGTCGCCACTGCCACGCCATAGCCAACCAGCACATTGGTCACGGCTTCCACCGGCGACATCCAGCGCGACCGCTTCACAGCGCCACCTCGGCATCCATATCACTTGCGTCGGCAGCATCAGCGGTGCCGACCAGGTCATCGAATTTCACCCCATCGGCCTCACGCACCGCTTGTCCGCCAGCGTATTCCTGCCAGCGGCGAACAATCACGTCGACGTACTTGGGGTCGAGCTCGATCAGCCGTGCCTGACGCCCCGATTTCTCGGCGGCGATCAGCGTCGTGCCCGAGCCGCCAAAGGGGTCGAGCACCACATCCCCCGGCCGGCTGGAGTTGCGGATGGCGCGCTCGACCAGCTCCACGGGCTTCATCGTCGGGTGCAGGTCATTGACGCGCGGCTTGTTGAAGTGCCACACATCCCCCTGGTCCCGGTCGCCGCACCAGTGGCGGGTAGCACCCTCCGGCCATCCGTACAGGATGGGTTCGTACTGGCGCTGGTAATCCGAGCGCCCCAGCGTGAAGGTGTTCTTGGCCCAGATGATGAAGGTCGACCACTTTCCACCGGCGGCACGGAATGCGGACTGCAGGGTGTCGAGCTCGCTGGAGGACATCGCCACGTAGACCGCGCCATTGCATCGAGCCAGCGCCGGCTTGAACGCCGCCAGCAGGAAATCCTGGAATCCGTCCCCGAGGTTGTCGTTCAGGATCGGACGGTTGGTGCCGCGCAGCTTGTCCGTGGCCGTGTTGGCATAGTCCACGTTGTAGGGCGGGTCTTGGAAGATCATCGCCACCCGCTCGTTGCCGAGCAGCGTGTCGTAGCTCACGGCATCGGTGCTGTCGCCACAGAGCAACCGGTGCTGGCCCATGATCCAGACATCGCCCGGTTTGGACACCGGCGTGACCGGTACCTCAGGGGCGTCATCTTCGCCGGTGTTGCCCTCGGTGGTGGTCTCCTCACCGGCCATGATCTCCAGCAACTCATCGGCATCGAAGCCGGTGAGCGCGAGATCGAAGTCGGCCTCCTGCAGCTCGGCCAGCTCCAGACGCAACAGTTCATCGTCCCATCCGGCGTTCTCGGCGATCTTGTTGTCGGCGATCACCAGAGCCCGGCGCTGGGTTGGGGTGAGGTGCCCCAGCACCACCACCGGCACGCTAGCGAGACCCAGCTTGCGCGCCGCTGCCAAACGCCCATGCCCGGCCACGATCACACCATCCGATCCGGCCAGGATTGGCGCAGTGAAGCCAAACTCGACGATGCTGGCGGCGATCTGCGCCACCTGTGCGTCGGAGTGGGTGCGGGCATTTCGGATATAGGGCAACAGGCGCTCGATGGGCCAGTGCTCCAGTTTGTCAGCGAGCCATGCTTGCATCGGTGTTCTCCAGTCGTTCTGATTCGACCTCGGCAAAGGTCTGCCCGGTGGCCAGCAAGGTCACCGGGATGTCGGGGTGGTTCTGTAGGAATCGCTTGACCGCCACGTCGGTGTAGGACGGGGCCAGTTCGATGGCGCGGGCATGACGGCCAGTTCTCTGCGCGGCCAGGATGGTGGTGCCGGAGCCGCCGAAGGGCTCGAAGACGATGTCGCCCGGGTTCGAGTACGCCAGCAAGATGTGCTCGGGGAGTGCCACTGGGAACACGGCAGGATGGTCGATGTCCTGACCGATCTTGCCCTTGTGGCGCATGATGCGAATCACGCTATCGGGGATGCGGAAGTCCTGGGTCGGTTGCCCTGCATGGCACCATGCGCCGACCTCACCATCCTGGCCGCGCGTCGCCGTCGATGATCCGTCGGCGCGCAGGTGCGTGTCCTGGCCAGCGGTTTTGCACGGCACGATCTTGTTCGGCTTCCTGCTCTGGCGGTTGAGGTGGAAGACGAACTCGAAGCTGGGGGCCATGCGCCCGGCCCAGTCGCCGGGCATCCCCGGCCCCTGGTCCCAGACGTACCAGCCAAAACGCCGCCAGCCTTGGGTGCGCATCCAGGCGAGCCAGCCGTCCCAGTATGGGATGAACTCGTTGTCGCGGTGAATCAGGCCGAGGTTCACCAGCACTTGACCGTCGTTGGCCATCGGCAAGTTTGTGAAGACGCCGCGCATCAGCGCATCCCAGTCGGCGATGCCTTGCGTGTAGTCACGCTGCTGACCGTAGGGTGGGCTGGTGAAGCACAGGCTCGCCCGGTCGCCCGCCATCAGCGCGGCGACCACGGACGGGTCGGTGGAGTCACCGCAGATCAGGTGGTGGGCTCCCAGTTGCCAGATGTCACCCGGCTGGCTGACCGGGGTGGCCGGCGCATCCGGGATATCCTCATCCTCGGGTTCGGCAATGGGCGCTGCCTCATCGGCACGCTCGGCCTCTTCGATATCGCCAAGGAGGTCGGCAAGTTCCTCATCGCTGAATCCAGTCAATGCCAGATCGAAGCCCACAGCGGACAGGTCGGCCAACTCGGCGGCAAGCAGTTCCTGATCCCATTCGGCCTGCAACGCCAGCTGGTTATCGGCCAGGATGTAGGCGCGACGCTGGGTGGGCGTCAGGTGGTCGAGCACCACCACGGGCACGGTGTCCAGATCGAGTTTTCTGGCGGCGGCCAGGCGACCGTGACCGGCGAGAATGCCGCCGTCTTCCGACACCAAGATTGGCGCGGTAAAGCCAAACTCGACGATGCTGGCGGCGATCTGCGCCACCTGTGCGTCGGAGTGGGTGCGCGCATTCTTGGCGTAGGGCTTGAGTCGATCCAGCGGCCACAGCTCGATGCGGTTGGCCATGGTGGGGGTGATGGTCATCGAGAGAGTTCCTCCAGGGCTTCGCCGGTCAAGACAAAGCCCTGCATTGCCATGTAGCCCCGTTGCGACTACAATGAGGCTGCTTTCATCAACTCGGGAGATTCGCCATGAGTACCGCTGACACCTATGTCCGTGCCCGCATCGACAGTGATACCAAGGCGCGTGCCAGCGATGCGCTAGCGGCCATGGGTCTCTCCGTCTCGGATGCCATTCGCCTCTTGATGCTGCGCATCGCCGACGAGCAACGCTTGCCATTTGAGATCAAGGCACCCAGTGCCAGCAGCCGCCAAGCACTCGCCGAGATTGAGACCGGCAAGGTCCAGCGCTTTGCCACCGTGGATGATTTGATGGCTGACCTGCATGCGGACGATTGACCGTCCTGGCTCCTTCAAGCGCGACTACAAACGCGAGACCAAAGGCCAGCACCGAGCTACGCTCGACGCGGACTTGCTGCCGGTGCTCAAAGCACTGGTGACTGACCAGCCGTTGGATGCCCGTTACCGCGATCACCCTTTGGTCGGCGATTGGGCGGGTTACCGCGAATGTCACATCAAGCCGGATTTGCTGCTGATTTATCGAAAGGTCGGCGACGATCTGCTGGTGCTGGCACGCATGGGGTCACACAGCGAACTGTTCAGCTGATCAGCGCAGGCGCTGAGCGATCTCGCGGGCAATTACGGGGATCAGGGCATCCAGATGCCGGCGCAGGGTATCGCGCACCAGGGCTTCGATGAGCTCGGGCGGCAGAGTTTCCGGTACGGGCTCATCAACGGGATCTGGGCGCAGGCCAGCTGCGAAGGCAGCGCTGACCGTCTGTGCTGTCTGGCAGCGCCGGCAACCTTCGGGGAGAGACATCAATTCGTTCATCGGGATAAATCCTCCAAAGCCTCACGAATGGCGACATCGAGGATGTCGGTCACGCCGCGCATGTCGGGATCGGCCACCACCAGGGCGACAATCTCGGGCGCAACCTTGCGCGGGATTTGCTGCATCCGGTCACGCAGTTGCCGGGCCAGCTGGAAATACTTGATGTCGACCTCGTCCTTGCTGATCAGCTTGCCCGTGCGCTCCTCGTACTCGAGCTTGGCCAGGCGTGCGGCGTAGGCTTCGCGGATGGCGCGGCTGGTCTGGTAGTCGGGTGCAGTAGCCCGGGTTTCCAGAGGCGGCTGAAGCTCGCGGTTGGCAACCGGTGCCGTGGAAACCGGGGTGGAAACCGGCGGGGTTGCCACCTTGGCCGCAGGCTTCGCGGCGCCGGTGTTCAGGTTCTGCGACGGCAGCGTGTTGCGCGCCCACTGTGCATCGGCCTTGGCAGGATCAATGGTGCCGCCGGGCTCGACGCTGATGCGCCCGGCCTTGATGGCCTTGGCCACAGCGGTGTGGCTCACGCCACGGTGTTGGGCATAGGCCCGGATGGACAGTCCCATCGCATTCCTCCGGGCCGGGCAGGTCAATCAATCGTCAGGGGTGGATCACCTCGGCGTGGAAACGGGTGGCAACTGGCAACCTCTTTTTGTCGCTGACGCTAGGCAAGCCGGGCGGTTGGCGCGTCCCCCGCTTTTTAGATGGCCCGGGAGGACCCATTAATCGTCGCCAGAGGCGCGATTGCGGCCCTGGCAATGCTCGGTGATTACTGCGGGAAAAAGCCGCTCAGAAGGCTTTCTGGCGCGTTTTAGGGCTATCGACTTTCAGTGTTCCGACACGCGACGGATTTGCCGGTTTATATCGTATGAGGTATATTCAGGGCATGTCCAAACCGCCTCGCCAAGAGCGACCCTTGCACTGGGTCGGCTCATCCAAACGCGATCTGCTGGAATTTCCAGAAGACGCCATTGATGACTTTGGCTACGGGTTGGGCGTGGTGCAGTTGGGCGGACAACCTCCTGCAGCTAAACCCTGGAAGGGCGAAGGCCCTGGGGTCTATGAGCTGGTCGAGGATGTGCGCGGGGACACGTACCGGGTGGCCTACACGGTGCGCTTTGCCAAAGCGGTGTATGTGTTGCACTGTTTTCAGAAAAAGTCACCCTCAGGCATTCGTACTGCCCGCAAAGACGTTGAGCTGATTCACGAGCGCCTGAAACTGGCGCGTCAAGACTACGAGGTGCGATATGGCCATGATGAATGATGCAATCGATGTCGGCACAGGCGATGTCTTCAAGGACCTGGGCTTTGCCGATGCGCAGGAGCGGAAGCTGCGCACCGAGCTGGCCATGCGCCTGAACGATCTGATCAAGGAGCGCAAGCTCACCCAGACGGCCGCCGCCGAGATTTTTGGGATTGCCCAGTCGCACGTCTCGGAGCTGCGCAACTTCAAGCTGCGCCGGTTTTCTTCGGAGCGGCTGCTGCACTTCATCACCCAGCTGGACAAAGACGTGGAGATCATCATCCGGCCAAAAGGAAGAGATCACGCGGCAGGACTGGTATCGGTCTTGGTCGCAGCCTGAGCCCACTGTCCCCTTACCCTGACGCAGTCACCCCTTCGTCAACTCTTCCCGCAGCGCCCGCTGCATCTGCCGCTGGTACTCACGCAGCGCCACGCTCCTGACCGTCTCGGCCATGCCGAAGCGCGGCTGCACCTTGATCTGGGCCTTTGGCCGCAGCAGGTACAGCGCCAGGATGCGTCGCTCGTCCCGGCGCTCGAACAGCATCCCCGCTCGGTAAAAGACGGTGGGCTTGTTCTTGATCTGGTCGAGCCACTGGCTCTTGGGAATCACCCGGGTCTGTGCCATCTCGCGCAACCGCCCGGCCGGGATGGGTCGCGCATCGGGATGGCTGCCGCCGGTCTCCTGCGCCGCCATGAAGCGATCCCGCGACCAGACCTCGGCCATCAGGGTGCGTGGC